GGATCTACCGCCTGTGCCATAAAACAGCCCCAGCATACGGGGATATCGCTTTCACAATACCCCCAAAAGTCTGAGAACAACTTTTTATAGTTCTTCAATGTTTTCATTCTATATGCTGTTTAAATGCTTGAACTGATAATCTTGTAAGTTCCGATATATCATCTTTTGTAAATCTACCACTTTGCATAGACCTTCCTGTTATACCTGTTACAAACATAACTAGATTTGGATTTACATAATTACCTGTTTTTTTTATTTCATTTGTTACTGCTTTTTGAACTGATGGTTCTGATGGTTGGTGAGCATATCTTGTGTCTTGTGGCTCTTGTGGCTGACCATTTTTAGGCACGATATAAAGGTTTTTTATATTGAAATATTCATTACCCTTACCCGACCTTTTTGAACTTGTAATATCATAACTAATATTGTCACCAACTTGCGGTACAGGGTTTAAATTTTCTCTTATATATAGCCATTCATTTTCGGTTGTAACGATAAGGTAATTATATTCCATCATACCAGCATCATTTACTTTCCCTTTATTTTCGATTTCTTTTATTGTTTTATTCATTATTAACTCCAATTTTATTTATTAATTACGCTATAGCCACGACCTTCAAGACAATTATTAAGTAAATCTGTTCTTGTCTGTAACTTTGGACTTAGCCATAACACCCGCCACCTTAGATTATTATAAAGCACCTTACTTTTATCCCAAAAATAACTTGTGTTATCTTCAACAATACTTTTGCAAGTATGCAAATCATCGTGGTATCTGTTCATGTCACCCTTAATATTGGCTGACGATTTACCCCGACTATCGACAATCGGTGTAGTTGAACAACTTATTAAAAACCCTAATGCAACTAAAGAAGCCATACCAATTAGAATTTTTGAAAAGATAACAGCACCTTTATTTCTTTTGCGGTAACTGTTCGCTTGTTCTATATGAAGTTTGAAATATTTATTGTTCATTGAACTTACCCCAAACTTCGTTCCATGTTTCTTCAACATAGATTTCAAGGTTATCTTCTGTGATAAAAAAGTCATAACCTTTTTTTCTTAAGGCTTTAGCTTTGCCCTGTGCTTCTTCTAGGGCATCGCTATTCTTGCAAATGTTCGGAATCAAAGTGTAAAGAAACTTTTCTTCTAAATGCTCTTTGTATTTTGCTGACATGATTGAACTCCAATTTTATTATTATAGATTTTTATTATTTTAAAATTATTATACACCAAAGCATATTTATCTTGATATATAATTTTGTAGTAATGCTTGACCTTACCATTTTCGATAAAGTCAAATCTCACATAGTTATTAAAAGATAATTTCATTTATTCCCCCTATCTAAGTAATAAACATGAACTAGCTTTTTCTCTATTTTCTCCACAAGTTTTAGGTCTTTTTTCCATGTATCATCTCCATCATCAATCATAGAAGTTAAATTTTGTCCTAACTCTTGTATTCCTTGCCTTAAAAGTTCTACTTCTTTTTGGCTAAATTTCTTGTAATACATTATTTATCCCCCTCTTTTTTTTCGTAAACAGTATACAATTTCAAAGCATCATTTTTGAAATCACTTTCAATATCTCCAACTAAATAAACTTTACCATTTACAATTATTTCAATGTGTAAATCTCTTGATTTTTCATTAGTAATAATTTGATTATATAATTGTCTTAAATTCATTATTTATCCCCCCATATTTCTTTGTCTGCTTCTTTATGTAATTTTGCTTGAGATTCTTCATAACCATATTCAGTAACTATATTATGTAAATGTTTACGAAGTTTTTCTGCCCTAAAATACAAGTTATCGGAACACACTTGAGCAACTTTATCTTTTGGCTTATTTGTGCCTTCAAATGTTTTCTTGCTAAGTTGTTTTAAGTAAACGTCTAAAGCATCTACAATTATATTTGCTTCAAGATTATTTATAGTTGTAAGAATTTTCATGTCGAAAGCATCAAATTCTACTTTTGGTAAGTTTTTTTTCTTTTCCTTAATCATCTCTGAAATAAGATGTCTAGGAAGACCGATAGCATTTATATCATTAGCCTTATCAAGACCTTCTTGAATTGCTTCTAAATTGAGAATGTCATTTTGTATTGTTTTACTTTTCATTATAAACTCCATTTTTTATTATTATTATGATTTACCAAGTAAATCTTGTAAGGCAGAAATCATGTCTGCCTTAATAGGTTTACTTAGACTTGAAAATGTCCGTAATCACTCAATTCAAAAGCATATGTTCCATTTCCATATTGCTTCTGAAAATTTGTCCAAAAGAATACAACAAAATATTTACCCGATTGTTTATCTTCAACAACTGTGTAAGCTGGATAAATATCTGTATCATATTTTCTTTTAATTAATTTTTGAACTTTTTGTGCTTGTCTATCAGCGTTCCAAAAATTTTTATAGAATTTTTTGTGGTATAAATCAGTTAGCTTTTCTTTGCCCCACCAATTTTGACATCTATCCAAAACTTTTTCGTATAAAACATTTTCATTATTTATAAATGTATTCGCCATTAGATACTCCCCATTCTGATTGTGTGTGCATGACCATTTTCAAATGCTTCCATACATCTATCAATAGAAACATTTTGCATCTTTTCAGCTTCAGAAGGTTTGACACAATAAACTGAAACCGAACCATCAGCAGAATAACGAATTCTATCCATTTCTTTATCGATAGCTACTGGCACACATTTAACTATTTCGCCAACAAATCGATATTGAACACCATCACAATCCATACCAGTTTCAATAATACAAGTAAGACCATTTTCAGAATTTTTTCTAAACTGATTGTATCTTTCTTGTTTCAAAGCTAATTTATCTTTTCTAAAAAATCTTGGAAAAAAAGTGAGATATGCTCTAAAAGCAACCCTACGATTTTTCTTATCTTTTATTAAGTCAAAATACTTATCTAATGCTTTTCTTTGTGTTTCTCTATTATTTGTCATTATGAACTCCATTATTATTTTATTATTATCGGCATCATTGCCCTTAAACCTAGCTTAAATCCTAGGTTTTTGTATGTCAAGCACATAATTAATTATTGTGTATTTTTTATATTTATTTATTATAAAGTTGAGCATTTCCCCTTGGTAATAATTTCCTCCTCACAGGGGTTTGTCCTCTCTTTTTGTTAAGAACTCCAATTTTTTAACAAAACATAGGGGGTAATATGTTATTATCCCCTATGACCTTAGAAAACGACTTACAAATTGCTGTAAATGAATATCTGAACTATTTATCGAAAAGCTATAGATTTCGCCATTTTCATGTACCTAATGAAGGAAATAGACCTGTTTCTTACAAAGTAAAACTAAAAAAAATGGGATTGAAAGCTGGTTGCCCCGATATAATTATAGAATATCCTCAAGGCAAAATTTTATATATTGAATTAAAAACAGAAAAAGGGCGGTTGTCTGATTCTCAAAAATTGTGGGCTATACAATCAAAAGCTATGGGAACACCCCACTATATAGTGCAAGGGGAAATCACCGAATGTTTAGACGAAATCAAAAGTATTATTCAAAAAAACATTCCAGCGGGGTGTTAAATTTTCCATGTATGATTAGACCTTACGAAGCCTTAAAACCCGCTGACGGGCTTTATATGACGATTTATTTCGCCTTTTTGACCTCTTTTTTCGATTTATCGGTCTTTTATCAATTAATTCGGAAATAGTTGATGTAGTTGTGAAACCACTCATTTTCCAACTTTCCGCATTGCTCGAACATGGGCTTGTGCGAATGTTCTACCCTTTGCCATGTCTTTTGCCATTTCTTGCATATGTTTTAGACTATGATGTCTTGCATGGCGGTTCATGGTCTTTTGTTGTCTTGATGTAAGGTTTTTTGTAAATCTTTTAATCGAAGCTACTTTGACCAATTACTTCTTCTTTCGCATCTTCATTTTGTTTTTTTTCCTCTTACCCTTTTTTTTCATTCCCTTTGAGTGAGAACCTTTTCCTGTATGATAAGGCATTATTTTTTTCCTTTCTTTTTCTTATTACCTTTTTTCTGACTTTTTAGAATTGCCATTTGTAAGCCTTTAGGTAATTTTTTTTGTTTTTTAGTTAGTGCCATATTTACCTCTTAATGTAATACAGTTGAATGTATTACAATTAGGATAGCACAAAAAATTAAAATCTGAACCCATGTTTTTAATTGTTCAAAAGTTTCCCAAATATTTTTTAATTTTTCTAACATTCCAATCTCCCTTTTTTTAGTGTGTGTTCGCAGATGTCTGAATAAATCCATCATTGGCTTTTTCTCTTGGTACAGATACTTGGTGTATTGCATTACAAATTTTACATTTGTATTGATGTAATGACCAAATATGTCTTTCACTTTCTAGTTCTATAACTTCTTTATTAAATAAAAGTATTGAATTTTTTTGGTAGCAATTCATGCAAACCATCATTTTTTTGTGTCCGTTTTTTTTGTTTTATCATAAGACCGCATACCAGCAATTCCCAGCATACCAAACAAAAGTGGCATCATAACCGACATATCAGCTTGTGGTATAATTATACCAAAACCAGCTAATATTGGTGAAATCATATAATTTATCATTAAAGACAAACCGCAAATCCATCCAATTAAAGGTCGCCATGAACTTTGAAACCAATTACCTTTTGCTTCTTCTTGATTTACCTTTATTTGTTCTAATGCTAATTGCTGGGCGTGTTTTTCTGCCATAGTAGCAATTTCATGTGCTAGTTTATTTTTTGTGTCTTTGTCCTCAATAAATTTGCCTAATAACTTTGAAGCTACAGGTAATAAACTAGCTATCATATGCTTTTTTCCATTTTCTCGATAAGCCTATTCCATCTATTTGTGGTTTGGTTATAGGCTCGGCTGTCTTTCATTTCTAAAATAGCTGTTTCAATATCATTATTTTGTAGGGCTTCTTTAAACTTTTTAAATTGACTTAGTTTTGGTAAACCTAATTGAAATGACATATGAATTACACATTCCCTTACATTGTCATCAATATCCATACCTTCGCAAAAAGTATTGGCATCATCAATCGCAACATCTAAATCTTTTTGAAATAGTTCAACTGCTCTTTCATGTGTAATCGGTTTCATAAGTTCTTCTTTTTCATGGTCACGAATTAAATGTCCACAACCGATTGTCCAAAATCCTAAATGGTCTTGATAAGGCTCAAGCAATAACCCGCCTTCTTCACGAATTATATCTTCCTGTAAAGTTACTAAATCCATTCTACCCTCGATAATACAAAAGCTATAAACTGTGTACCAACCATAAAACCAATAGCCCATAAAACATAGTTCAGTTTCTTTACCTCTTTTTGCAGATGATAAATATGGTTAGTTTCCAAATGTTCTATCTTATTGTAAAGATTGACTAAATGTTCTTTGCTTGTTTTTGGTTCTAGTTTTGCCATGTAAACACCATATAATTTTTTATACTATATATCAATATAATCTCATGTTTTCATTTACATTTACTAATTTACAATAACATTGATAATTTTTTGTTTCATCACCAATTCTTACTTCTTGTTTATGTAAATACTTTTGAAAATATTTACAATTATGCACATTTGATAAATGCAAATTTCCCGCTGGAATTCCACTTAAATAACAGGCTAACAAAAAGGCTGGTTTCATTTTCCGTTTTTACTCATGTAAGCAGTTGAACCCATGTAGAAGCCAACAATCGAAGAACCGCTTAAAAATAGAAGGTCAGTAATTGCAGAAAGTTTTTCTAGCCTTTCTAATGTTATTAATGGTGAAGCAAGTAATAAAGCATATACACCCATAAATATTAAGGTATATCTTGCCATTCTAAGCTGTGCTAAATTTTTTCTAAGTTTTGTTTCAGTTTCTTTTATTTCTTTGACATGGCTTAATTCTTCATCTGAAACTACACCATCACCATCGGTGTCATAATCTGAAAAAACACTATCTTTTTGAAATTTTTTTTGTTTAGCCAAAGTAAAAACCCCCTAAAAAACTAAAAGACCATATACCTAATGTTAAATATATAAAATTTATCATCAGTTTTTCATTTTATACAAATATGCCAAAAATACAATAAAACCAATAATTGTGCATACTAATAAAAATATCGCACAATAATTTATAATTTTATCTCTTTGCTCAATACGCTTATGCTCAAACTCTTGTTTGTTTCGTCTAATCGTTGCTTCTTCTTTAATGAAGTCTTGCCAACCTGCTTCTCCATATGACATCATTATCATATTTCTTAATTCTTGCCTTTGCTTTTGCAGTTTTTTCTTAGCCATAAAACTATCAATGGCAACTTGTTCAACATTCCCTTTATTAAATATAGATTGAATTAATGTTGGATTTTTAGCCCTTTTTTCAAAGTTCTCAATATCACTTGTGTTACTCATAAATGTCGATACTTGACTTGACATTTCAGAAATATCTTTTCCTAAAGCAACACCTTGTTTAAGGTAATTAAAGGCTTTAGAAGCCCCAGTTAGTAATAATCCTATGGTTGCAGGGTCTATAACTCACTCCCTTTATATCTCGTCTGGAAAATCATATATTGGTGCATTTCCAGTTGGCACATTGTCTTTATCTACTGGTATATCAAATAGTTTCATAAAATCTGCTAGTGTTTTACAATCGGTGATTTTTTTTTCAATAGCATCACATGCTGTTCTAACTGCATCTCTATAAGTTGCAACATTGCTATCTATAGCTTTGTCTTTTTCAGCTTTTCTGACTATTTGCCAATCCCATTTAGATAAAAGATTATTTGTTGTTTGTTTAGTTTGCCTTATCCATATTGTTTTTAATCCCTCATTGATAAGTTTAGTTTTGCCATCTTCTTGATACAGTTGTTTACCATCTGCATCTTTAGCATCTTCGTCATCAAGTTTTCGTTCAATACCTTTTGCCCAATAAAAACGATTGTCAAAACTTGTATCTTCTTCTTCTTCCCAAACTAACTTAAAATTCTTTTTGTCTGCATCACTCCAAGCACTTGCCCAATTATAAGGGTGTTTATAAGTGCCATCTGACCAAGACTTTCCTTCTTTGATTACTATTCCATTATGTTTCCAAGGCATAATTTTCTCCTATCTTGCATTACTAAATTTAAATGGCTGTTCTGCAAAAGCCATATAGATGTAACTGGTTGAAGCATTTGGGTGGCTTCCTCCAGAAACTTTAAGTTTAAACCCATTGCTAACAAAATCCATACGAACTGTGCCAGTATCTTCAGCATTAGATGCTGATGGATACAAATTTGCATCTACACCATTAAAAGGATTTCGTACAGCATCATTTATTCGCCAACCAGAACTTACAGAAGTTGTTTTTGTCAAAACCCACGCAGGTCTAAAGCCAGTAAAAACAAATGTGCCATCTGTTGAGCCATTTCCTGTATAAGTTCCAAACTTAGAGTAGCCCTCAACTTCAGCAAAGGCATAACAAACATAATTGTAACTTGCATCATTTATTGCATCATTTGTATAGATACCATAAGTCGTAGTATTTATTTGATCACCTCTATAAAATGATGTTGTAGATGTTCCTCCAGTTGTTGTAAGATGTAGATAAGCAAAATTTGTACTTGCATTAAAAGCATTACTTCTCTCATGATGCCACAATAACCAAGCACTATATTCATGACTCCATGACCTATTTTTTGTTAACAATAATGCAGGTGTTTTACCAAGTCCATGACCAATAGTCCCTGCAACACCAGTACCAGTATAAGTTATAATACTAAATCCTGCAGTTTCGTTGGTTTGTGATACACTTAAAATTGAGCCATCAAAGTTTGTTGAGCCATGTGTTGTATTAGTGTTTACTTGACCACCCATGCCACTATGGTTCTGACAATAATAATACAAAGTTGGGGCTGAACTAGCCACAGTAATAGTAGTTTTATATGCACTATCGTCTTTTACAACTCCCGTTGTATATTCTGAACCACCACCATGAGTTCCATCAGATGTAGTTGAAAACCTTATTGGGTGTCCTTGTGCTGTACTATCTGACCAATCAAAAACATATGTGCCACCCTCTTGTAAATCTAATGTAACTGCACTTTGAGCAAAAGTTGTACTATCTGCTGAGTTTCTAAATCTATATTTATTTCCACTATCACTAACAACTACAACTTTATAGGTCTTTGTAGGTGCTGTGCCACCTGCTTTCCAGTTCCAAGATGCATAATTATTATTAAGTTTATTTGAATTGTTATCTGCTCCAGAAGTAAAGCCATCTGTTCCAAAAGCACTTAAACCTGTTGACCTTGTTTGTTCAGCATTAGTGCTATTTGAAGCAAGAGCTTCTGTTACACCTCTAGTTGAATCATACAAATTATGCCAATTAGTATCACCTCTATTTTTAACCCAAACCCAATCTGGTTGGAATCCAACACCAGTTATAGATTGTGTACTGCCATTACCAGTATAAAGAACTGTATTAAAATAATCATCTGCTTGTTCAGATTGATTTGGACTTAGTGTAGTGTCTGGTAGGTTAGATGAGCATAATGCGAGAAAGCCACTTGGAGGTGCATAGTAAAAATCGCCTTTTCCATTACCATCTGTGTTCCCTTGTGCAGTTTTATTACCTGCAAAACTTGAGTCTTGTCCAAAATTTGCAATATAATCTTCATTATCATATAAAGAAACACTTGGTGAAAGTGGCGAAGTAAGACCAGTAGTTGCAGGATTTGTTGAACTTGCAGGATTACCAGAATTATAATATGTACCATTTTCTGAAAAATAAATTTTCCCATTGTCCATATCTAGTGCAACACCTATTATATCGCCATCAGATACAGAATTACCATAAGAACTTTCGCTTGCATTTTTTCTAATATCTCCATCAGAAGTTACTAACATAGCACTTAAATTAGTTTCAGCACCTCTACTGACTATTGCTTCATCTAATGTTGATGCTCCAATATAACCATTTCCACCATCTTTTGATAATATTTCCCAATACCATTTTCCACTTGAAACAAAAAATGTTGACCTTTGCAATTTAAATCCACTACTTACTGTTGCTAATAAATTACCTTCAGATAATGTTACACTAGATGGTTCAAGTGAATTAAATGTAGAAAAATTATTTGTTGGACTATCTAGCACAATATCATAATCATTTATATTATTAACTGTTCCAAAATCATTACTTCCTGCACTATCTTCTCCAATAGAACTTGAATTTGCAAATGTTAATCTAAAACCAGTAGTGCCATAACTTCCAGAATATGGTTTTGGTATCCATACACCATTTTTTTGCTCGCCAAATTCATCTAAAATATAATCTGAACCAACTTGTGTTGCACCAACAACCACACCATCTAAAACATTTAGTTCAGCCATATAACCATCATATGTACTTGTACCAGTTGAATTACCACCTATTGTAGCATTAGTTGTTCCATTAAAATACATATCAGTATTTGTAGATAAATAACTACCAGAAGAAATTGCTTCTCGTTTACCATTAATATAAAAATGTACTTTATCTGAGTTTGAAGATTGCGTCATATCTACTGTTAGAGCAACGTGTAAAAAATTTGTATAATCTCTTAAATCTGCTGTTGCTACAACAATATAATCAGTACCACTTACTACTTGAGCATATCTTAGTTTATGTCTCCAAATATAAAATACTGATCTATTATTATTATCTGAGCCTTGACTAAATATATTATAAACATTTGCATAAACAGTATTTGATAATTTTAACCAAGCACTTATTGTAATTTTATCTTGATTACCTGCACTTGAAATACCAGTTCTTCTTAAATATGAATTACTTGCTCTATCAAAGCGTAAAGATTGACCTATAGTTTCTGGATAAAATCCAGCACTAGCACCAAACCATTTTTCATTTGAAACCATTAGCTGAAAGCCAACTGAGGTGTGCCAAGTAAAATAGAATTATCCGCTTTAATCATATAAGGAACTACATCATAAGCACTATTAGCACTTGATAAAGTTAAACCACTTCCACCAACAGTTTCATAATCTGTGCCTAAAGAAACTGTTCCAGCACTACCCGAACTTGGCTGAATAAATATCATTGCACCTGTTTGACCTACATTTGACGCTTCAGTTGTTGGGTTAGCTAAAGTATTTGCACCACTACCTAAAGTAAGGATAAAGTTTTGATTAGTATCAAAGTCTAAGGTTTTACTTGTAGATATTGTTGCAGTTTCAGTAGCAGTAACAGTTGCATTACCTAAAACAATTCTTCCAGTTCCATTAGGTGTTAAATTTATATCGCCATTACTTGTACTGACAATGCTGTTTCCATTAACATCAAGATTGCCACCTAATTGTGGTGAAGTATCACCAACTACGTCTGTTGATGAATCTGATACGTTTACTGTGTTAGCAGATGTGTTAAAAGTTGCGAAAGTAATATCATCTGTACCATCATAAAATTTCAAAATAGGGTTTGCTGAATCTGTTGTATCAAGCCACATCATGCCATGATTTATATAACTTGGTCTTGATGTTCCAGCATGATTCTGTGTAACGTGTTCTAAAATTAAATTTAAATCACTTCTAAATGATGGAAATGATTGATTAGCAACTTGAAGGTCACTAGGTCTTGATGAAGTTGGATAAGCCATAATTATTTATACTCCTTTTAAAAGCCTTTTGCAATAAAATCGAAAGTTTTGGAAACACCAGTATTTGAACTATTAAAAAATGCAACGTCAAAACCATTAATAGATTTATTTGATACTGTGAAATAATCACCAGTTGCCATTCCTTGACCAGTAACACCTACAGCATAATTTGAACTTTTAAATGGATTTGTAAATGTTATTGACTTTGTGCCTGTACCCGAAACTATATCGTTTCCACTAAATATTCTATCAATCATGTCTATTGTCACAGTTACTTCCGAAACGACAGGTGTACTTGCATTATCTCTTGAAATTAACACAACCCTAAATTTAAAATATCTTGCTTCATATTCACCAATAACAAAACCTCTAAAATCTGTATATGTACTGTTATCATCACTTGTTGCTATTTCTAAATGTGCATTACAATTAGCGGGTGTGTCTCCATCAAAATTTGAACTTGCATCATCAAAATTTCCACTTCTATTATCAAATAAATCATCGGGGTTATCTGATGTTTGGGTTAAGGAAGCTGTTATTCTTGCTGTATGTTTTGCCCCAATATCAATTACGTTCGCAAATTCATAATTACCCGATGAAACAAAATCGGAACTTGAAGCACCACTATCAAAAAATCTAGTTGTATCGGCATCAAATAGACCACTTGCACTATCAAATAATTCTGATGAATCTAATTCTAAAGAACCATCTAATAAAACAACATCTGTTTTTGTTCCGCTAAATGTAGGGTGTTCTGATTGTGTGGTTATTTGATTAAAATTTAATGTGCTAGTTACATTTGATATGATTGCTGTTGCATTTGAACTAAAATTTCCAAGTTTATCAACTGCTTTTATAAGATAAGTTCCTTGTCTTGCGGGAACTGTTACTGATGTGGCTGGTCTTGAAACCTTTTCTACTAAAGCAACAGAATTTTGCCAATCTGCCGTACCATCTGTTTCTTCTGAAAATCTAATATTGTAAAAAGCTAAATCTAAATCGCCTACAGCTTCCCATGATAAATGTACTTCTTGACCACTTACATTAGCTGAAAAATCTGTAACATCTGAAGGCGGGGCTATTGCACCAACTATCGTTCTTTGTGCAGAAACATATGTTGAAGAAACTCCAATCGTGTTTACAGCCTTAACCCTTACATCATAAGTTTGCTGGTCAATCACATTTAAAACCCGATGATTTAAACCCGAACCTTGTGCATAAATAATAAAATTACTATCGGAACTAAGTTTATATTCCACTTGGTAGAAATCTATAAAATTATCTGTACTTGCACCGATTGCTATATCTAAAGCAACAATAACAGTTCCGTCATTATACTCGATTAACTGGTCTGATAATGTTACACTTGCTGGGGGCTGAACTGTAAAAACATTTGGCAATGTTGTAGATGGAATTGTTGGAACTTCTTGCTGTGTTCCAAAAGTATAAAAACTGTCTTGATGTTCTGAACATTGTAAACTAACAGTATGGTCGGGATTTATAGAAAGACCTTGCACCCTAAATGCTTTTGCTGAAAATGCTGGTGTTGCATGAGTAATATTTACCAAATCACCAATTGCCAAATCAAGGGCGGTAGCGTCTGCTGTGAGGGATATATCTAAACTTGACCTAGACCGCCTTAAAATGATTTCTGCCATCTCTTGGGCTTGATATGGGCTTGTAAACATAGAAAAATCAAACCTACCTTCTAAAAGTAACCCGCCATCTGCTGTTTTCATAGTAGCGTGTTGGTCTGCACTTGCCAAACCAGTTTCATCTACTGGTGGAAATTGTGCTGTGTCTGATTGATAATTTTTATCGGGATTAATAAAACTTACAATAACCCTATTATATCTTGAATTTTTATTTTTACTTTGTACCGATATACCTCCAATAATATTATCTTCTGTTAATGTGATTGAAGCTGAACCTGTTGTTTCTACTAAAATATTATATTTACCCGCAGAAAAATTTAAGTAAGACCTTGAACCTCTAATAAAATCTCTAACATTATCAATAGCTTTTTTTGAAGTGTCTACAACTGTATGGCTATCCATCAAATCAATCTGACTTGCCCCACTATAAGGGGTTATATTGGTATCACAAACATCTGCCGCAACTTGCCAATCTGCAAAATTTGTATCAAAATAGCTGTTTGCTATTCCCATACCAAATCTATCGTTTCGCAAGTAATCTAATAATTGATATATTGGATTGTCTGAATATTCCCATGTTGTGCTTGTGTCGGCTCTATGGCTTCCGCTTCCGCCTGTTACTGTGCTATCAAGATTTGGATTATAAACCTTTTTACCTTGCACTATAGCTTGAACAGTTGGTAATGAACCAAACTTATCTTGATTCCATTCAAATCTTAATGCTAAATATGCCAAACCTCTTAATCTATGGTTGCTTGTCCATGAAGATAAAGTTGATAATAATATTGAAGCTGTTTGACTATCTGTTCCAAAATGTGCTTCTACAGTTATTAAACTGCTTCCCGAATAAAAATTAGCATCACTACTTGCTACAGTTCTTTGTGTTCCATCGGTTAATGCACCACTTAAAGTAACTGTATTATCATTTATTATTAATGATGAAACAGCATTTATTTCGCCTTCACTTAATACTAACGCCATGTAAAGATATTGATTATCTGTTCCCGATGTTTCTAAAAAAACAATATTACCACCGACTTTTCTTGTTCCGTAAATAATAGGGATATGTGCATTTGCATTTATTTTATTGACTAAAACACCCCTTGCATTTTGTTCTTGTAAATTTTCCCCAAAATCGGGAATATCGGGCATAGGAACAAGCCAACCAATAACATCTTCAACAACATCTACAACTACATCTACGACATCTTCTATTACATCAACTATAGCTTCAAATGGATTACACATTAATTATATCTCCAATTTGAACCTAAGTTTTTAAAACCTAATTTATTAAATACTGGGTCAATATTTAAACCGCTTGTTACAGGTAAATACATCGGCAAATTATCAGAAACTTTTTTTATAGATTCAAATAAAGCTGTGACTAATTTAAAATTTCTGTAATTCTTTTTAATGTAAATTGTATGTATATGAATACATTCACTTTTACTAAACCAATATTCTGTTTTATTGAAAATTGCACAACCTAAAATATCATCTAAATCTAAATCTTTTAGAAGAATTACTTTTCCCTTTACCAACATAACATTTATAAAATTTTCTAATTTTTTATCATCAACTTCGGGATAATCTAAATTTTGTAAATCTTCATCTTTAAATGTTTTAAGTAAATCGCAAACAATTTGAATATCTTTTTTTTCTGCATTGTATAAATGTATACTCATAATCTGCCCCACTTAATATCACGAACAGTTAATGCAGAAAATTCCATACCTTTATCACCGCTGAAAAATCTTTGTTGTGAATTATCAGTTGTTGTTCTTCCATTTGTTTTTGAAAAGTTTCCCCAATGTGATGTTGCTGTAAGATTTAATGTTGCTTTTTGTGTGTTATCACTAATTTTAAAACTATCTATTGTGCCATAAAATAATAAAAAAGGGTCTGCTATTAGAGAAAAATTTGTATCAAAAAACCCTCTATACACATAAACATTATCATTTATAATATTTTCATTTAATGCACCAGCTATATAAGTTTGGTCAACACCCGATAAACTTACAATCAAAGAATTTTTTGTTGGATTGTTTGTTTCGCTTACAGTTGTAATATTTCTCAAATGTCCATTTGCTGAATATGTTCTTGACGAACCCGAAATACTAGAGACAACATCAAAACTAGCATTTGTTAAATATACTGGTGTAGAAAAACCAAGTTCAATTAACAAAACAGGGTCAATATTCCCCGTTGCTAATTCTGTTTTTACTGCACTTGATAGACCTCTAGCCACTATAAACTTTCTCGAACATCGAATTCATAAGAAAAAAGTAAATTACCATTTTTATCATTTGAACTTGTGCTAAATTCTTGAACATCACTTGTAAGATAAACTTTAAATGGAACACTATCATAAGTTACCGAACTATTATCTGCTAATGCTTCCCTCAATGGTGGTTCTATTGTTACTGTTGCAGAATTGCTTGATGAAGTTACATCTTGAACAACCATATAAACTTTATCATGTGCAAATTTAATAAAATCACCAGCTTTCAATCTTCCAGCACCATCACCAGCAAAACCATCTATGGCTATTGTTGTATCTGCAACAGCATGACTTCCATTGACAAGTAATGTGCCAGTTTCATTTCCTAAAGCATTGAAATAACTAGGAAAAGTAACTGTAAAATCTTCTTTTCTTGACCTTTGTGCCATAATAAAAGCCTGTATTGGGGCAAAATCTGCCCGTGTCATCGGCTGATATTGTATTGTAAAACTAAAATGCTGACCTTGAACTTGCCTTCTAAAAGTCTTGCCACTATCTGTTTCACTAAACAAAGTTTTTTGATTACTTTTTAGATTTATCGCCATAAAATCTGTGTTTGGTAACGCCCCGCTCATACTATCGCCATTTTACCTTTTTCATTTACTGCACTATTAATTAAATTTACAATCGTACCTCTACTGTTTACCAATAATTCATTAAAACCTCTAGCATCAACAGTATTTATGTTAAAATTTACTGTAACGGGCTGACTTACTGAATTTAACTTACTGTTTGGTATAACTGTACTTGGGGCATCGGGAACAACCATTTCTGCACCAGCTTCACCTACCATATAAGGTTCACCCTTGTTCATTCTACCGCCAAGCCTTCTTCCTTGATATTTTGTTTTAGCAATCGTGGCTATTTGAACCGCACCTAAAGCACCTATTGCTATGGCTAATGGTATATTCGGCAATGCTTTTGCAACACCTCTAGCGGTTGACATAATCGCTTCTGCCATATTAAAAGCTTTGTTTAATTTAAATGCTTTTTCATTATGTCTTGCCATTTCGGCTAATGCTTCCCTTCCAACCTTTACTGCTAAATCAGTTTTTTGTTCACCTGTTAATTTTTCAACATTTATTTCACCAGCCCTACCAGCTTTTAATAATTGCATAGTTTGTGACATGACTTGTTTTTGAATTTCTAATTCTTTTCGTGCTGTATCGTGTGCAAGTTGTATTTTTTTATCTGCTCTTATTCTATCAAGTTCAGCTTGTAATTCATCATTCTCCATTATTGATTTAATTTTGTCATTATGAAGTTGTGTCATAATATCCATTTCAAGTTTTGCCATTTGTTTTATAGCATCTAATTTTTCTTCATCTATTAATGCTTGTGGTTTAACACTTGGTAAACTGGCATCAATTCCAAAAGCTGTTCCATCTGTGGGTTTTGGTTGTGCATTTTTTACTGCTTCAAGTGCTTTTGCTTCCCTCATTATTGCATCAACATAATTTTTAGATTGAGCAATTATTTTATCTTTTTGCTCTTTTTGTAGAGCAAGGGCTTCTTCAGCTTCTTTGATTTTTTTTATCTCTAATTCAATAAATTTTATATGATTTTTTAAACTTTGAGTATTTACACCATTTGTTTTTGCTAATATTTCTTCAAGTCGCTTTTTTTCTTTCAATAAATCATTTAATTTTTTCGTTGGCTTTTCTCCTTTTGCCATTGCATCGTTCATAAACAAAATGGCTGTAGTGATACCAACAAAAGCACCAATAATTGAAGTTCTTGAAACTCTATTAAATGCTAATAAAGCACCTTTTGCTGTTGTTATTGCTGTTGCTAAACTTATAAAAGCGGTTGCAATTTTACCAACTACAATCGCTATACCAAGTGCTTTTAACAATTCAAAGTTATCTTTTATAAATCGAACTGCTTCACCAGCTTTTATAACTGCTGTAGATAAACCCTCACCAATAGATTTTGCAATATCATCAATAGTTTTTTGATTATCTTCAAGGGCTTTATCTAATGCACCAAATTCCCTTTTTAATCCTACAAAAAACGCTTCGGCTACAGCTTTTTGAAAGTTAAAAAACTTATCGCCTATCATCGAAAGTGTCCCCTCTAATGTTTCAGCTAAATCTTTTGTTGCATTTGCAAATCTACCATTTGCACCAAAAACCCTTCTAAATGCTTCGGCTGTTTCTTCTGCTGTAACTGTTGCACCAGCTTTAAATCCAAGTAAATCCCTAACACCTCTTTCACGAAAAATATCTGCACTTGCTACACCAGCAGAAAAAGACCTTTGAATTTGTTCTGCTGTAGTTCTAAAATCCAAACCAGTAACAGAAGCAACCCTTCCAGTAATCTGAAGCATTTCTTGTAATTCTTCGGCATTTTTACTTACGACTGCTAAATTACCCGCACCCTGTTGAATTTGTTGTAAACTAAAAGGCACTTTAGAAGCAAACTTTGCCATGACATCAAAAGCCTTCGCACCTTCATCGACACTTCCAAATAAAAATTTTAATCTGATTTGTAAAGATTCAACTTGTTTACCAACATCAATAAAAGATTTAATTGCAACCCCAGCACCCAAGCCGATTAGTGCATTTCGCAAATTAAATACTGCATTTTTCATTTTGTCGACATTCGTTGTCGCACTTTGCATAGCTTGTCGGGTTTTATCCTTCGCTATGATGTCAATATTTACTTGTTTACTTGCCATTTATCTTCTTGCCTGTGCCAATCTCATTTCCCGTTCTCTTTCTTCGTTTTGAATTTCATAATATGCTATCCACATATAAAATTCACTTACTGGCATTTGCAAGATTTCGGAAACTGTTTTATGTAATCTTTCGGCTAAACTAAAAATATTGTGAAGTTCATTATCGTTCTTCAGTTTTTTTTATAGTCATCAACATCGGTGTTTCCTGTTCCCATTATTTTTGTAGCAACTTCTGCAATAATGTTTGTGTCTGCTTTTTTCTTAAAACTTAAAGCATCACTAGCATTAAACATTAATTCACCATCTTTTGTTAAAGCCTTTGTAATAATTACATCAATCAAAACTAATAAATCAGTATTAGTAGCACCTTTGAACAGTTTTTGCTTTTCCATCATGTTAAAAGGTTTGGTATGGATAGCCATATCACCTACCAACCCCCATTCGGGTACTTCTATAACTTGTGTTTCTAGGCTATTAAAATGGTCACGAACACCACTAAAATAATCAATCTTGTTATCTGCCATGTTTAACTCTTAAATTAAACTGTGCCGATTGTAAGACCGCCTGTGCCTTGAATATTAACAGTTCTAGTTATTACACCATCTAAGGGAACACCAACTGACATTCCAGTTACGATACCCGAACCACTAAATTTTCTATCGCCACTTGCATTGCCTTCGGGCAAAAATGCAAATGTTAATTCAGCACCCTGTACCATTGTTGTCTGACCAGTATCGGTTTCATCAAAATTCATTTCAATCGTGGCGGTAAATGTACCCCTTCCGACTAAAAAAGATTTCATTGAACTCCCTAATGCTGTATCTTCAACAACATCGTGTGTAGTATCAACTGTAAATCCAGTTGCATTGCCAAGTGTCGTTCCACCAATAGTAACAACACCTTCTTTTCCGTGATGTGTAGCCATGCTTTACTCCTTTTCTTCTTCTTTTGGTTTTAACATTTTTTCGGATTTCTTTGAAGTATTATTTTGTTCTTTGTACCCAAGATTTTTAAAATGTTCTATATGGTCTTCTGAACAACGAATAATCATATCATCTTTTGACATTGTGATTTGTTTTGCCATTATGCACTCCCTCTTGTAAATTCATATATTACTCTAACAGTTATTCTTACCCCGCCATAGGGATAAATTGTTCCTTCGTCTGTTGTTGCTTCAATAATCTGTGTATCAATAGCGTTTCCGTTTCTTGTTACATCATTATCAAGTGTTTCTTCGATAACTTCAATAATTTGGTTTCTAACTGTATCAATGTTGCTTGTTGTGCCTTTACCAAAAGCAACAATTAAGAAATCTAAAGTTCCCCTGTAAGTTCCAGCACCTGTATCACCTATGCTTGATACTTCCCTTGTTTCGTCACCCGATTGCACAAATAATGCTGGGAATTGTGCATCACTTAATTCTTCAACTTCAAAAGGTTCTCTTGTAATTTTTTTAAACTCGATAGGGCTTGTAACTGCATCAAGTTTTGTAATTATATCACCAGCTATGTTTTCTCTTTTGCTCATAATCTCATTTCTTTAAAATAAAACTTTGAAAATTCAGCTTTTAATTTAATTTCTTCTTTATCTCCAATAGAAAAAAATGGTCGTGTAATTTTTCTTCTACCAACACCAAAAGTATCGTGATAAGAAGCTATTTTTGCTCTCTCCATATTTGAAAAAAACAATGTGCTTTTAAATCCTGTTGTTCTAAAATCTAAACTGCGAAACATTTTGCCCGTGTCTGTAAGGTCAACAAAACCTGTTTGTCTACCCCGTTTTTTTCTGCTTCTGACAGTACCTTTTGCATATGACCGCATTTGACCACCATCGGGTAATTTTCCAGCCTGTGTACGCTTTGTAATCATCATTACAGCCATGTTTGAAACTCTATTAAGTGATTTATTAATAACAGCCCTTTGTTTTCTACCAATTCTTTTTAAAAGGTTCGTTACCTCTATTGTGTTCACTTTGGCTTGTGCTTGTATCATCTAACTAATCTTAAATGATGAATTGGTTCTTTTTCACTATCACTTACAGTTCCACCACCATCTTCATCGTATTCGACACCATCTCGCAGAATAGCATTAAATTCTTCATCATATCTATCCCGATAAAAGTCAATCTGAACTTGAAATGTGTCTTTTCCCTCGCCTGTGTCGGGGTCACGCCATTTCGTTAGTTGAGGATAAACATATTTCCATAATGCCAAATAAACAACTGCCAATTCAAATTGTGCTGGTGTAAGTTTACTATTTTCCATTTCAACAGATGTTACTTTAGTAATATCCTTGTAACGAACTGTGTGCCTGTATCTTTCCCACCATTCTTCCCTAATTCGTCTTATAACATCATTTTCAGCAAATTGTATTTGGTCAACAAAAGTTGTAATCCCAAATTCTAAAATATCGGGCTGTATCTTTTGCAGATGTGTATTTTGCACACTAAAAACTGTTGAGGACATTACTTATCCTTTTTAGCTGGTTTTGGGGTTGGTTTTTCCTCGATAATAGTTTGGTCTTTTGGCGGGGCTTTTGGTTTGCCTTCGTCTAGCTTCCAACCCCTTCTTGTCCATATATCAATATTGTTTTCGTAATCTACTTTAGGTCTTTCGATAACTCTATCGTCTTTTGTAAGTTTTACCTTATCCATAATCTATCCCTTAATGAAAAGGGGTGGAAAAACCACCCCATAAGTTTTAACTTGCAACTGAGTCTGCTGTTAATTTAACACCATATGTATCGTGTAATTCACCGACACCATAAACCGCTGTTGCAACGATTTCGTCTGCTCTTAATGAAGCATCTCTTTGACTTTCAATCTTTAGGTCTTGCATCATTGCCAAAGCTAAAGCATCTTGGGAAAATACTCCACCAATACTATCGTCTGAACCATCAACAGAAATATTACTTGATTCAAAAATTTGAATACCAGCAATCTGACCAACTAAACCATTTCTCATAGCTTCGTTTGATAATTCTGTATTTAAACCAGCAAATGTATTTGTTAAAGATTTCTTAACATTAAAAATCTGCTTCGGGTGAAATACACCATAGTAAGGGGCTGGGGCATTATTTGTTCTAAGTTCTGCACTTGCTTCAAATAAGTCTTGAACAGTAAGTTCTTGACCAGCACCACCCGCTTTTTCTGTAGAAAAGCCACTAAATAATGCTGATAAATCACCATCTATCTTTTTCGCAATAGCTTCGCCAAATAATCTTCCAATATCTCCAGCTACATTTCTTGAAGCTGAATTTCTTGCAAGGTCTGTTAATGTTGTCATAATACCAACCTCTGAAGCTGTTATAGTAACTGATGTTGGATTTACTGCTGTATTACTTAAATCAGTAGCTTCATTAACTGCTGACGCTGATACTGCTGAATATATTGGAACTTCAACTGATTTACCACCACCCGCAATAGTGTAGTTTCTAACAAGGTTTCTCATAATTGATTGCTCATTAGCAATGAACAATGCTTCTGCAACTATCTCGGTATACAACTCCGAAATGGTTGAACTGGTTGTTTCATTAGCCATATATTACTCCTTAAAAAAAATAGCTATATTATTTGTTCATATTAATAACTCTAGGCTTAGAATCTCTTTCCGCTTTATATTTGCGATACATATCTCTATGCTCTTTGTTACTAAAATCTAAATCCTCAAGTTTAAAAGACGATTTGAGTTCTTGTCTGTCCACATTTGACCTTGTGCCACTACCGCTAGGGGTTGCAGATACAAAGTGCGGGTTCTGTGTCAAAAACTCTTGAACCAGTTCATCAGTTGTAAAGAGTTCCCCATTATTGTTATATCTTGGTAAACCTTTTGAATCAAGTATTTCAACATTTCCACTTTCATTTAATTTGATTTGGTTTTGTAAAAGTGAAACCACTTGGTCGGGGTTTATTGCTCTGCCTTTTGAAGCAGACGATAACAATGCTTTATTAATCTTTATATCTCTTAATTGGTTTTGTAATTCTTCTTTTTCCCTGTTAAACTCTTGAGTTTTGTTTTTTATGATTTCTTCAAACTCGCCTTTTTGAATTTTTTGTTTTTCTTCGGCTTCTTTTTGTTGCTTAACAGCTAACACAGCTTCTTCAAAATCTTTTACACCTAACCTTTTATTCAAGGCACTTCTATCTCTAGCCATTCTGTTCGTGACAATCTCTTGCATTTCTGCTTCTGTAAACATTCTTTCTTTTGGCTTTTCTTCAGTAACTTCGGGCTGTGTAACCTGTTCCTGTTCTTCTGTTTGTTCTACTTTATTTTCTTCTGACATTTATGTCCTCCATTTTACTATTTATATCAAATTTATTGAATTTTTTCAAATCTTTACATCTTCTTTCGGTGTTATTTCAATTTGTGATATTATTTCTTCGATATCATTGATGATTGTATTCTCTTTCAAACTTAAATCCACATACAATTCTCTAATTTGTGCAATATCTTCTTTAGAAAGATTTTCGCCTTTTTCTTGTAAAATTTCTATTATTTTTTCAAGGGATTTTGTCATCTTTTATTTCCTGTAGTAATTTCAAAAATTCGGGGGCTACTAAATCTTCTTTGCCCCTATAATAAAGTGAAAAGTTTTCAACAAACCATTCTTTAGTATTAGTTGTTCCATAACCCGATGGGCTGTGTTCTTTAATGTTTTTAACTTTATTTAGTCTTTTTTCTAATGGTCTTTCAACTTGTGTCCATTCGGGTTCAAGCCCACTAGCGGGGCTTACCCTAATATCTTTAATTTTGTATTGCTGATGAACATGATGTCCTATTTCATGGTAAAATGTGGCTCTAAACTGGTCTAAATTATTATCTTCAAATGCTTTAGCTGAAAAAGGTCTATCTTTTAAATTATCACCTCTTTTCCAATTAGATTTTTCGGTATGTAGTGATGTAGTTGATAATTTATTAAGTTCATTATATTTGTCTTTAACTTTAGTTTTCTTTTTCAATAATTGTTGTACTGCTCTTAGTTGAACTAAAGTTATGCCTGTGCTTCTTCTAAATTCATAATAGGTTTCAGCCCCAACTTCTTTATAAATTTTTTCTAATTGCTTTACTAAAACTACTTCTTCATCTAAAAGTTTATCTAGTTGTTGTTCAATTTTTTTGCTTCTAGCTTCCCTTACAGATTTGCTTCCAATATTTTTAGAAGTTCTTTTTGCAAATTGAACTTGTATACCCATTGTTCCATCGCCCATATTAGCTAAAAAAGAACGCTCATTTTTTGAACCTCTAATTCCTCTTATCATAGGCACATTAAATTTTTTACATAATTGTTCTGCTTCGGGCATCAAAGCCAATATCATAGATAAACTATCGTCATCTAATTTTGAACCCGCTATAGTTCCAAAGTCTGAAACTTTTTGTCTTGAATAATGAACTTTATTTTTATTTAAATACCTATCATCTTTACTAGCATCATTAAATATTTTATTTAGTCTTTTTGTAGCTTCATTTGCAGAAACTATTTTAATTGTTTGTTCTGTAACACCTTCACGATTGATAGGTTGAAATATGTCTGTTTCGTCAACAACTGGCGGGGGTGTTGTCGGTTGTACTGGTGTTTCTTCGGGTACTTCATCTGCTTCTTCGCCCCATGCTGGGTCTGTTGGTAGCCAAGTATGTCTGCATCTATAACCACCCCTTACAATAAAAGGGTCACCAGTTGATTTACCTTGCCAAGACCTTCTGTTCCACATTTCTCGTATTTGTTCTTCTGTGAGTGTCCTGTTAAGCATACCAACACAAAATTCTCTACTATCTCGAACTAAAGTGCCTGTGTAGGTAAAATGAGTAAGCCCAGCTTCTTTTGCTTTTGCAACTGTGAATTGTCCGTGAAACTGCATTACAGAATCATGGGCTATCTGACTTGCATACCTTCTTAAATTGTTTCCAGCCCTATCACTTGCATATTGTGTGTGTAACTTTCTGACCGCTTCTTCTACCTGTGCTTTCTTTGCATTATCAAATTTGTTTTCATTTATAAAATCTACCAGTTCATTTATTTCTGCACTATTTGACGATTTATAAACCCCATTAATATGTGACCTAATATTGCTGACCATATCTTCAAAAGGTCTACCAGCTATTGTACTTTGATAAACTTCATCATTAATTACTTTGAGAAATCTTTCTGCAATGTCCTCAAATCCGCTAAATGATTGATATTTAAGGGCATTTATAGTTCTAAGGTCAACTTCTGTAAGGCTTTTGAATTTACTTGGGATTGGCATTTCACCAAATCTATCTAAAACTTCTTTTGCTATTTTGTTGTATTCTCGATTTATAATTGTGTCTGCTTCATCTAAAAAACTTTCATCAATTAGTTTTTTTATAGCTGGTCGTAATTGAATAGCTAATCTTTGTGAAACCAGTTGCCCTTTTGTTGCTCTTGTAACTTCTTTGACAACATCTTCTTCAAGTTTATATAAAACATTGATTATTCTTTCTTCATGCTGGTCTGCTAGTTTTTCTAAAATTTTTGACATGAATTATAATGTGGAACTTTTTTTCCATGCCCTTATAGACCAAAATGCGGGGGATAAAGACTTTTGACCTTTAACCTTTTTTAAAACTCCGCCCATTCTAGCCAAAAAAGATTTCTGCCTTGCTGGTATATTCTTTTTAATCGACATACCCCTTGCACCATAAGTAACTTTCTTAATCTTGCCTGTTGCCTTATTTCTGACATAAACACCAAACTTTTTATTTTTAGATTCATCTGCTGACAATCTAAAAGGTTTATTTAGTTTGACTTCCTTGCCCCGATACTTCGCCATTTTTTAACCTATCGTTAATAATTGTTTTACAGATTGGACATTTCCAAACCTTTTTAATCACTTCCTTCAAAGCAACCTTGCACCTAATACAAAGTTTAACCAAACTTATTTCTTTTTCCTTTTGGTAGCAGAACGAATAATCTCTTTATCAAATGTTGCCCTTCTACCCAGTTTAATTAGTTTGTTTACCCTTGCCATAGCCCAAGCCGACATAGGAATTCTAGGTCTGCTTCCAGCACTTAAAAAAGCACCTTGCCCTTTTCTATAACTTCTTTTTAAATCGGTTAAATTAAATAATTTAGATTTTTTTGCTTTTGCCTTTAATGTTGCAACTACTTTTGCTGATAAAGGTTTTCTTCTTACTGCCATTATGACCTGTTCCTTCGCTGTAATAAGGCTCTAGGTATTCTTAAACCAGCACGATATAAAGCACTCACCTGTTTAATTAAACTAGCCCTAGCCCTTCGTTTTGCACCCTTTAAACCAGCAAGATATTTTTTAGGTATCTTGGTTTCTTTATCTTTGGGTACTCGTCTAACTTTCCGCTTCTTCTTCGCCAACTGTTTGACCTTCCACTTCTGTTGTTTGAAACTGCCCTCTTACTGCTCTTGTTGCATCAATTTCATCGTTAATAGTTCTGATTGTTTCACTATCATCAATAACCGCTTCTGCAATTTGCTTATCAAGTTCTTTATTAAATGTTTCTGATTTAATCCCACTAGCTTTAGCCATTTGTAAATATTGTAAATCATTAGCCCAATCACGAATGTCAAATGTATCGGGGTAATTAACTTGACCATTCCATTGTTTATCTTGCCATGTAGCAAATAATGACCATATCTGCATTTCTGCATTTTCTAAATAATCTGCTTTTTCTGACAATCGTGCATTTAAAAGCTGAAATTCTGTTTGTAATGCTATCCCACTTGCAATCTGTTGCCCTGTAGCCCTAACGCTTCCCATGTGTGTAATGCGGTCTATGGCATCAACTTTCATTTGTATACATTTCATTATCCCGTCTAGGTTTTGACCGCTAGGCTGGATAATATAGGGCTTTAAACTAGCTTCTAAATCTTCGGGTATTTCAATAATTGACCCAGCACCAGCACTTGCTTCGACATTTGGTGTTTTAACTAAACTTGGGTGATTTGATAATCTTATTAGCTGTTCTTTCTCGGAATAATCATTATAGATGGATTGCTGTAAATAAGCGACATCTGCTAAATCACTTATCCCGATAGGTCTTTTATGTCCTCTGAGGTTATAGACATTTACTGCTGGAATTCTGCCTATCGGGTTTGCAATTTCTTCAATAAGTGTTGCACTACCTTCTTCATACTCTTTTTCGTATTCTTCAACTTCGTATGTACTTATTAATTCTTCTGTAAATACTTTTACGATTGCCCGTTCTGCATTTATATCTTCAATGACAACCAAATAATCTAAATAAAACCTACCGCTTGAAGCCCTTGCATAATTCCAATCGACAACATTTTCGGGGGTAAGAATAGATATATATGGTCGAATATCCTGTGCTAATTCTTCTGCTCTAGTCTTTGTAACAGTTTGTGGCTTATCGACAATAACCCAACAATTACCATAAATACTAGCGTTCATTTGAACTTCCCGCATAACAGTATTAAAGTTTCTTCCGTCTAAATCTGCATCATCTAAAAAAGACAATAATGATTCATCACCATCTAAATCGCCATAATCTCTTGATGGTGGTACTCTCCAAAGAAAGCTGGTGTATATCTGAACAACATTTTTACAATGATTATCAACAGGTGTATGTTTTACCCTAGCGTCATATTCTTCGGGGCTTTCTAAAATGTATCTGTTTAAATAATATCCGTTTTTGTAATCATTACCGCCTAAATAACTTCTTATGTAAAATTCCCAATTTGCTATATTTGCTTCCCATAATTCATGTTTTTGCTGTAATTGTTTTCTGTTCATTAACTCCACCTTTGCGGTTGGCTAGGCACAAAGTTTCTTCGCAATGGAAATAAATATTCCACTAAGTAACCCAAGGCATCGTTCATGTGGTCGAAACCGCTGTCTTTATCGGGCTGTGTTGTGCCTTCCTTATAAATTTGTCTTTCCAAACTTTTAATAACATTTTTACATGATTTTACAATAAACAAAGAATTTTTTCCATTAACATTTTTTAATTTTGAATTTACTGCATTTATTCGGTTTCTAACTAAAGGGGCTGTGTTTCTTGTCCTTACACTAAACCCAGCATTTTTAAGTATAGCCAAATCTGTAACACCACCCGCAGAAGTCTTTCTTTGTCTTGCACTTGGGTCGGGATAAACAGCTATCTGTTTGTTTTTATATCTATTTCTAATTTCTTCACACATTTCATTCGTATTACTACTGTATATCTGTATTTCATCTATTACAATTATTTTATCATGCTGAACAATACAAACAACACCGCACATAGGGTCAATATTAAAGTCTAAACCAATGTGATAAATAGGGCTGTCGCTAGTATATTTTTCTAATATGTTTTTATCTCGATTAAAGTTGTAATAAATCATTCCCGAATAATTAACAAATGTTGCTTCATATTCTTGTTGGAATGTTCTTAAATCTAAATCTTGTTTTGCCTGTTCTATTTCTTCTTGTGGAACTTGTCCGCCTTCTAGTGTGGTGTATTTAAATGATGACCATTCATTGTTCATTTCACCCATTTTAAATAATTCATATGACCAGTTCCCAAACCCTCTAGGGCTTCCGCAGAATAAAGCATGACCATTTGTATCTGATAATGTTGGTCTAAGCACTTCAAACCAAGCTGTTTTATTGATGTCTGAAAATTCATCACAAACAATAAAGTCAAGCCCAACACCTCTAAGTGATTGTTCATTATCACTACCCCTAAGTGTAATCTGTGAATTATTTCTTAGTGTGATTGTAAGGTCACTATGATTTATTGTTTTGACCCATTTGTGATATATCATTTTTTCTTTCAATACACCCCAGCAAATCGCCTTTGCTTGTCTATAACTGGGGGCAACATACCAAACCTTCTTCTTGGGCTGTGAAGCAAACTTGGCTATTTCATTGATTGCTAAATATGTTTTTCCAAACCTTCTGCCTGTAATCAAAACCCTAAATCTTGATGGATTGTTAATTACTTTCTTTTGTGGTTCTGTAAGTGGCATTTATTTTCTACCTCGATTTAATTTGATTGACCTAACCCTTAAATTTTTAATCCTATTATCTCTTGGGTTTCTATTTTTATGGTCAACATCTTTACCTTTTAACGCTTTTATTCCTCTAATCTTCTTTAATATTGCCCTTGCTTTATTTCTACTGGCTCTATTTTTTATCTGTTTTGGTTTTGAATGATAATTCCCATATTCTTTTTTGTAATTTCTTTTAATCATTAGACCATGTTAAGGGTTCTTCTAATTGGTTTTCTTCTAATCTATCTTGCTGACCTAATATGTTTTTACCTAAGAATATAAGCATCGATACATTACCTTTTTCTGCTGACTTCCATTGAAGTTGTCTTAATCTCATTTTCTGTTCTGCTCTACCTTTTGTTAGATATTCCGAATAACTCTTTTCTAAAAGGTCTGCTGAACAACCAAAAAAGTCTGCCATTTCTTTATTAGTACAGCCAAACTTCGCTAATTTTTGTAATTGTTTTGTATCAATATGATATTTCTTTGGTCTTGCCATGTCCTTTTAACCCTAAGTGTAGGTAATTAGAATTTATCTAGTATTTACATAAAAATCTACTTTTTTATTAAAAACCTAGCTTTAAATCTTGATTTAAGCGGTTTCTAGGGGGTGTAAACAAGTGTTCGGGTATGTTAGTACCCCCTAAAATAACATTTCTATCTGCTCATTAAAAAACTTTTTATTTGTAGCTAACAATTTTTTTTGTTCGCTTTTTTTCCATGTAGCACTATAACGATTTATTTCGTCTATGTGTTTTATTATTGAATTATAAGCATTAGGGTTTTTAATTTTAAGATTTGCCATAAGTTCTTCATATTTAGCATCTACCTCGGCTTGTTGTTCTTTTGTCAATCCATTATCGTATGTCATAATTTATTTACTTCTATACATTCGCCCATAACAATATTGTGATATGGCGGGACTTCTTTAGCACGATAATATATTAATCGCATTTGACATTCTTTTTTTGTTTCAAACTTCCAATTAAACATATGAGTAAAACAGGCTTGTTTGGCTTCTCCGTTTGCTATCCAAGCTGAACAAATTAATGCTATTGCCTTAAACATCTTTTTTATCCTTGCATAAACAAATTTTGTAGTCTTTACCATTAACATTTTTTATTCTGTTATTTTGTCTTGTATAATTATATTCTCCATGATTAAAAATCCATACTACAGCAGAATTACATTTATTACATTTCAAAGCATCACCAAGCATATGTTTTTTATATTCGGGAAATCGTAATTTTTGATATTTCCATTTTCTTTCTTTTAACAAAATTAAACCCAACCCTTCATGTCTAAATAAAGTTCTGCTTCTTTTTTTGTGAACTGACCTTCTTTTATGGCTCTTAAAACATCGCTTGGGTTTTGTCTTGCAGATGTAACAATAAAAGGTTTTGTTATCTTTTTATCTATACATTCTTTGAAACCTTTTAACCTCAAATCATACATATCAACCTTTTCTGTATTGTTCGATGGTATTTCATCTAAATATTTTTTATCTGATAACCAATATGCGGGGTGTTTGACATATTGTTTATCTGTAACAGAATCATAATATTTATTATACAGTTCACAAAGTTCAGTTGGTTTATTTTTCCATTCTTTATTTAATAAAGAATATTTTTTTTCAGCTTTACCTTTACTAACTTTATATTTGATATTTTTCCAAAAATCATGGAACAACATCATATTTTGACCAAGATTTGATTTATTTTTAGAAAGAACCTTTTCAATCATTTGGTCTTTTATAGAACGTGTAATGGTAGTGGTAGGGGTAGGGGTAGGGGGGTTTTGGCTAGGTTTTTTTGGTCTACCACCTAGCTTTCCATTTTGCCTTGACGCTTCCCTTCTATTTGTAATGTAAAGATATTCCTGTAATTGTCTTTCATTTTGATAAATATTATTTACCTCAACAAAAAACTCTTTTATTACCTCATCACAAGCTAATTTTTCTGCTTCTGTGACACACATTGCTATACGATGATATGTAGTGGCATTGTTTGGTATACCTTGACACCTCTTGTTCCAATTCCAACACAATAATCGAATATAACAACCAATATGTGTATTTGTTAAATGTGCTGTTCCAGCAATAAAATCATCTGTGAACAGATACCAAGCCTTTAACTTTTCACTTGGTTTTGAATTTTCTTCTATAAACATAAATCACTCCAATCTCATCAGTTTATTAATAACCCCAAACCTCTTTTCTTGCATTTAGGACAGTTTCCTCTTTCCAAATCCAGTTATCGGGATTAGGGATTAAAATATCCCTTACATCTTCTTTATTATCAACCATTTTAAGAAAATTTGCCATTGCTTTTACTGCATGAATACAAATTGACATTGGTGTTTTATAATCCTCAATAGATAGGTTTGTAAATTCTGCACCTTTTGTTTTTGTTGGTGTTTTCAAATACCACAAAGATTGTCTTGCATTTGTACCTTTAAAATAAACTGCTTGTTGCATGGCATGGGAAATTGATACTTCTTTTGGTAAATTTTTAGATGTTTTCAAATCTATGTAAAAATCCTCTTTTGTGTTTTTATCCTCGAAATGAAAATCTGTATAACCGATAAAAGGTATTCCCTCAATATCAAGTTGAACCTTTTTTTGATAATCTAAAAGTTCCCAGCGAAAAGCATAGTTTTGAAATGTCCTCGCCCCTAATTCTAACAATGGTACTAAATTTTCTCTTTCATCGTCAATTTTTGGGTCTGTGATACGACTACAATTTGCATTGTATTCATCAATCATCTTTTTACTAGCTTCTTCAACTGATATTCCGTTTAAAACCATATTTAAACCGCTTTCAACTGCACTCCCTCTTTCTGCTGAAGCACTTGTTGGGAATTGATAGCCAAATATTCTTCTTAAAGCCCATCTTTCCCTGTAGAAAGCAAATTCGTTTAAATGACTAAAAGACAAGGGCAACAAACTTTTGTCACCCTCGTCAAACTTTTTAAAATGTTCAATCATCAATAGACCTCACATATTTTTTACAAACAGATAGATTTTTTTCTATTTGATTAATAAGGTGACCAATATCATCAAAAACATTACTGCAAATACCAAAATGAATTTTATAATTTCTCAAATGAAACAAAGTATCTTCCATAACTTTTATATCTTTATTTACAGTTCTTTTATGCTGTTCTGTGCATAATCTTTCAATTTCATTTATCATTTTATACTCCATCAACAGGTTGTAATAAATCTTTGGATATTAAACGATATTCTGCGAAATTTTTTCCATTATTTTCATTAACCATTCTTTTTGTATCAATGTTATAACCTTCTTGTCGCAAATCAAAAATAATTGCACTAAGTCTTGTGCATCTAAAATCGGTTATTGCTTCCCAAGATGTAATGGTTTTTTTCTCTAGTAGTCTTTGTAGGACTAATTTTCTTTGTGATTGTTGGCTCATAACTATTCCTTTCTATAAATGTTTTTTCACCATTTCCCTTTCGTTGACAACTTTTGTTCTAAGGTCATCACGAAAAGTCTTAAAAGATTCAAACCTAATTTTGGCTTGATTTCTTTGCTTCAAGGTTACCTTGTACCTATCAAAGTAATCCTTAAATTTCTTGTCCGAATAAATATGTCCATTTAATTCGGTCATGTTCTTATATCCGCCCTTTTCAACATAATAAAGTGTTAATTCTGCAATCAAAACTTTTTCTTCTTTTTTCATAAGGTCTACCGCTGTATCTAAATCGGCAAACACCAAACCTAATTCTTCTTGTTTGTGTGATAGTAAATGTGGTTCAAATTCTAATAAATATATATCGTTCATATCTTATCCATAAATTCTTTTGCTTCTATCCTATCCAATAAAACCTGTTTCCATTTTTTGTTTATTGATTTATCTGCATGGGCTTTATCGTGACACTTTCGGCAAACGGGGAATAAATTATCAATTCTATTTAATCGGTGATTTTTAACCCCACCAAGCCCTTTATTTTCTAAATGGTGTATATCTACCGCCTGTGCCATAAAACAGCCCCAGCATACGGGGATATCGCTTTCACAATACCCCCAAAAGTCTGAGAACAACTTTTTATAGTTCTTCAATGTTTTCATTCTATATGCTGTTTAAATGCT